CTAAAACACATTCAATGCGTCATTGAGAAATCTCCCATCTGGTTCAACTATTCCTTGCAGAACTGGGGAAACCCCATAATCAACGGAAAAAATTGACTCCAAAATTGGGAGTCGAATGACATCACCAAACCTAAGGTCTGATACTGCTGTGTATAACTCTGACCATTCACAATACTCGCCTCCGTACCGGTCCTGGAGGTCAGAGATGGACAACTCCTCTGGAAGAGTTGCTCTCCCGCATCTCTCAAGGATGGCATTGGTAAGCAAGGATGGTGGTTCGTTCACTAAGGAGTCTGCGACGGTATTGATCATTGTATCGGTCAACTGACTATAGTTGAAACCTTCAAAGACCTTCTTCTCTAATCCAAATGCTTGGGGAGTCAAAGTCCCATTCACAATCCCAAAAGACCTCAAAATACACCCGTAAACCAACCAGGAGCGGCGGCCATTAAACGCTCTTTTCAAGAAAGTAACAGCGTTGGATGATTTCTTCTGCTCGACAGTGAGAACCCAGCCGTAACGAAGGGCTCCGTTTGTAAGAGCGACTGAGTACCTCCCTCCCCCAGTTTCGCACAACTCACGGAAAGTTCCTAAGGCAATTGCTAATGAAGCGAAATTGTTCAGAACGGTTGTCAACCTGGTTCCTGAATACTCAAAAAAGGACATTGGGAGCAACTTGAGAAACTCTTCCCGGTTGCAAGGATTACGGACTGTAGTGGCCCTAGAACACTGTACTAGCAGTTGATCTAGGGGCAAGCCCACCCCATGAAGGGCTCCCAATTGCTTGACTGCGGCAAAGAGAGCAAACCCATTAGAGGCGTCGCATGATGAGATGTCAGTCTCTAACCAGACTGTACCACCATCTCTTCGGTGAACTGAAATACCATCATCTGAAAAGTAAGATGTATGGTAAGAGTTTTCGGGCAAATCGTTGAGTTTATTATAAAGACTATCGGAGGAAACGGAATCCTGAGTGTCAGAAAACTCAACGACGTAGCTAAGTGGTTGGAAATTCGATCCCATGAACCACGGCTCCTTCTCAAAAACTTGAACGAAATCCAACGGAGTCTTAAAGGAAACTTTGAGCAAATCCGAAGCCACAGTATCGACAAGAGTACCCTCATTGATGGTAGCGTATAACCTCCATCTTTGCCGACCTTGCCTGCTTCGTTTTTAAATTTCGATTCAAACTCCAATGAATTCTCGATGATCCTGTCTAGTGTAC